ATTGATTATATGGAAAGAATTGGCGAGTTTCCGAATTTAAATACAAGTAGTCTAAAAGAGATATTTGAAAATGGATACTTTGATAAGATTGAAAAAACTTGGGGTCACTCACCATTACAAGAATGTGGTAAACAATGTGGATCTTTTGATAAACTAGGAGCTCAATTTGAAAATTAATATTAAAGATGTGTTGTATTGGATGGATGCTGTTAGACAATCTGATGATAGATATCGCACTCTTGAGAGTTTTTGGAAAGGACAGATCAACAGCAAAGTTTGGTTGATTGAAACATTGCAGAAGTATTTTCAAAGATTGCCATATAACATTGTTGTGTGTGGTGGTTGGAACGGAGTGCTAGCCACATTGATGTTCAACAGCGAATTAGATATTGTAAAAATAACGTCAATAGACAAAGACCCTGCATGTGAATCTATTGCCAACACAATGAACAAAGATTATGAAATGTCAGGTAAATTTCAAGCAATTACAGAAAATATTTTAGATTATAAAAACTATCACAAACACAACGTGATTATAAACACTGCTTGTGAACACATGACGCAAGATGAATATAATAAATGGATTGAAAAATTACCTAACCAAACGCAGGTTATAATACAAAGCAATGATTATTTTGATAACAAAGAGCATGTAAATTGTTATGAAAGTTTATTATCATTTAAAAAAAATTGTGGATTGCAGGTTTCATCTGCTTCCGAGTTGGTTACAGAAAAATACAAAAGATTTATGATATTAGGAACAAAAAATGGATACAGCAACTAGAGTTTTTGACAAATTCAAAGACGGTACACTGCCGTGGTTGGAACTAGATATGGATTTTAATTCATATGTTGATGACAAAGAATTAGCAAAAGTGGACAAACATTATGTGCCTCACAGAGAGAATGAATCACACAAAGGTTGGAGCAGTTGTTGTCTGCACGGATTGGGGATTGATAAAACACAGGTGGCAAAAGAATATGGTTATGACGATGAGTTAAATGCTCCATACAAATGGACACAGTTATCACAGGAGACTCCGGCAGTAAAAATGTTTTGGGATAAATTTCCTGCTGAAAGATACAGTAGAATAAGATTTATGAAATTGGATCCGGCTGGAAGAATTGATTGGCACAATGATAATCCAGGACATGAATTACCAGAAGATTTGTGCGAATATTTAATTCCTATCAATGTTGCTATTCTACACCCTGCTCTATGTTATATGGAAATTAAAGATCACGGTCTTGTGCCTTTTAGACATGGCAAAGTATTTTTACTTAATATATTAAAAGATCATCAAGTAGTAAACAATGCCAATGTTGAAAGAATACACATGATTGCTCAAGCACACATTGGCAACAAAAGAACTGAATTTAACACATTATTAGATAGGAGTATAAAAAAGTATGGCGTTCGATTATAATGCACAGCATAAAAAACACAATATAGTTTTTATTCTTGAAACTAATTTACACGCAATTAAAAATGTTTCAGCAAAAGAATTAATCCAAAACATCACTGAATATCAAATTGGAAATCTAAACACAATGGGATATGATGTACAGATTTCAATATCTGAAGATGCCACCATAGCCAAGATGGTTGATGATTATGATTATGCTGTGGTGTTTACTCCTGACACAGAATTTCAGGGTGGTGCATTCTTCAAACATTTACACAAACTGATTGAACAAGATTTTTATATAGCCGGTCATGTGTTAGATAGAAAAGACGGATACTATGAACTTCATGAACAATGTTATGTGATCAATTTAAAAAAACATAAAGAATTAGAATTACCTATTATAGGTGATCTTGAACGAAACTCAGAACATTTTAGTACAGAACCAATCAGGAGTGATGAAAATTTCCATGATGATTATACGCCTTTATGGGTAAAACCAGGTAATGAACTTAAAACGTACAAACACAAATGGCATGGATGGAACATTATTAGAACTGCATTAGACAACAAAGAAAACATTATAGTGTTTGATGAAGCAATACGTGCCAGTAAAAAATGTTATTATGCTGTACACGAAACGGACTTTAATGAAAACAGTAAACAGATATTTAAAAAATATAATCAAAGTGCGAATAGATTGTTTTACCCAATCAACACAGAAGAATTGCAATCTGTCCACACAGGAACACTTAAACAATTGATAACACCTGCCAGTGGATTTAACTGGTTATTGTATCTGGAAAAACATGGTTATGACGAAGGTACTGAAGTTGTGTTTTATGATTACAATCCTAATGCATTGTATTACATGGAACAAACAATTAAAAAATTTGATGGCGGAGATTATCATAAATTTTTACAATCTTGTAATAGACACAAAACACCAGACTGGTTAAATTCTAAATTAGAAGTAGCAGAACATTTTGAAACTTTTAGACATCTTTGGCACATTAAAGATAAAATTAAATTTAAATTTGTTGAGTGCGATTTGTTAAATGAATTCACTATCAATCCAAAAAATGATCGAAATGTTATCTTCAACATCAGTAACATATTTGCTTATGAGCCAACAGTGCCGTTTGTCCCAACCAAGCAACGAGTGTTCAAACAGAATCAATTGATAAGATTTCTAAAAGAAAAATACGATAAAATACAATTAATAGTGTCTCAACATGCATGGTCAGGTTTTGTAGAATATGACATTGATGCAGGACCTATTGAAGATTTCTATGAAGTAGATATTGAAACCTTAAAAGAGCCTATGTGGCGTTTTGGAAAAGATTGGAGTAATCCCAAAGATCCTTGGGAAGAAGATGAAGAAAAATAAAAACAGTTGTACTTTTTGTATGCATCCTTTCACAGGATTGGCTACTAGAGAAGACGGAGCAATTAAAGTTTGCTGTCGTAGTCTTCCTATAGGCAATATAAAAGACATGAGTCTGGAAGAAGCATGGAACTCTGACAAAATGAAAGATGTAAGACGTCAAGTGTTAAACGATGAACGTCCAGATGTGTGTGAACCTTGTTTTGATTTAGAAGATCAAGGAGTACAAAGTCTGCGTCAAAGACACATAACTGATTCATCTCCAGAATCTAGAATTAATTTATACCCAAATGCACTGGACAAACTGGCTGATGATTATTCAATGCCGTTTGAATTGCCCACAATAGAAATTAAAATTAATAACTTATGTAATTTAAAATGTAGAATGTGTAATCCTTTGGATTCTACTCAATGGAAAGATTGGACGTCGATTGTTGATCATTACAAAAAAGAAAGAAACTATCTAGTAGACGCTGTTGAAAATTTAGGATTAACAAAAGCACCTTATGTAGGAATATTTGAAGATAAAGATCATTTTTGGGAAAACCTTGAAAAACTTTTACCTTACTTTAGACGTGTAGAATTTGCAGGTGGAGAACCATTAATGGATCCTGTGCATTATAAAATATTAGATTTGTTATCCAAGAATGGAGATAACATTGAAATAAAATATGCAACCAACGGCACTAAATTGGGAATCAAAGGCGGAAGAACAGTGCATGACTATTGGCCCAAGTTTAAAAGTGTTGCTGTCAATGTAAGTATAGACGGATTGCATGACATATATGAATATATCAGAGGTAATGGAAAGTTTTCAGATGTTGAATACAATATTAAAGAAATGAAAAAGATTCCAACAGTCAGTCGAATCGTGGGTGCTTTTACTGTACAAGCAAACAATATTCTGCAAATAGACAAAGTGATTGACTATTTTTTAAATGATATGAAGATTGTGTTTTACAGTCACAGAGTAAATTATACTAGAGCATTATCGGCACAGGTTCTGCCCAAAGCATTAAAAGATCAAGTGGTAGCAAAATTAGAGGCAATGAAACCTAAGATTAAAGATTATGAAATAGTAAAACAACACCCAGTATTGGAAAAAATTACACAACAACAAATACAAGATAACATTAATTTTTTACAAGCAAAAGACCTTAATCAATATTGGCAAGATTGTGTAGACTTTAACCGAAAACTTGATCTAACAAGAAACCAAGGACCGTTTGAAAAAATAAATCCGGAGTTTCAAGATTATGTTTAAAGTTGAACATCTATATCCTCACATACAACAGAGTGTAAAAGTTGAATGGAACCTTGGAAAAAGATGCAATTATGATTGTTCTTATTGTCCAGCAGTGATACATGACAATACAAGTCCTCACACAGACATTGGCATTTTAAAAAATGCTGTGGATGAACTTTCCAAAATCAACAACATGCGAATCAGTTTTACAGGTGGAGAACCGTGTGTGCATCCAAAAATTTTAGAACTATTGGAGTATGCTAAACCAAAAGTGTCTTGGTTAAATGTGACCACAAACGGAACAAGAACTGCAGAGTTCTACATAGATATTTTGGATAGACTGATAAACCATATTGTGTTCTCTATACACTTCGAATACGACTACCAAAAGGTGATAGAAACCGTTTTAAACGTCGCACAACAAACAAAAAATAAAAATATACTAGCACACGTGATGATGTTACCAGGGCAGTTAGATGACGTCTCTGACGCTTGTAGACGCCTAAAAGAAGCAGGAATAAACTATGCTCTACGTCCAATTCGTTGGACAGAAACGCATGATATTTTTGAAGATATGGAACGTTACTCTGCAGAAGAAAAAGATTTTTTGGTAGCACAAAATCATAATCCCCCACACAACACATTGATAGACGACACTGAATCTTGCAACACAAACGACTTGCTGATTGAAAAAACAAATCAATTCAAAGGCTGGAAATGCAATGCAGGATTGGAAAGTTTAATGATCAATTGGGACGGAGAAGTGCATAGAGCCACTTGTAGAGTGGGAGGACCCATCGGAAATATCTATGAAGGTACGTTTGTTCAACCTACTGAATCAATTGACTGTACACGTGAATGGTGTACATGTGCCGCAGATATTAATATTACAAAATCTAAAGTTTAACTTTATCCAATAAACTTTCAGGCTGACACATACAAGTGTTGCGTTTGTCACAAATTTTTGGTTTGATATCAGGATTAAATTTTGTCACAAAGTCTGGATCATATATGTTGTAATCTTCAAACAGACTAGTTCTACAAGCACTTGTTATCAGACCAGCAGGATCAATCATCATGCTGTCTACTCCTATATTACACATCCAACCTCGGAAGTCATTTTGCTTGTTCAATACAAGCCAATTGCGATTAACCTGTTTCTTTGATCCATCTTCAAACTTAATAGTGGGTTCACTTTTCAAATGTTTTCTGTGTGTCCATAAATGCCATAGACTAGGTCTTCTTTTTGTGGGTTTGGCGACGAATGCTTTTTGTTCGTCAGTGTAAGTGATTGTGCGATGCATTACTTCCATAGCACTTATAAACCAATCATGTTTACTTTTTTTAAATTTATCAATCAAGCCTAAACACACGTCCCATTGAGTTGGATCCATCAAAACCATTGCGTTAGGACTTCTATCCAGTTCATGCAGTGTGTCTGCCACTTCAATAAAATGTGGCACGTCACATTGTTTCCAATGAGCACTCAATAAAATTTTGTCAAACACTTCACCATACTTGCGCCACCATCTCACAGTTCTACTACCATTGGAACTGATTGTGATGTATGAAGGTATTTCTTTTCTGATTTCTGTTACAAACTCACCCAGTCTAGGCCACAATGTAGGTTCTCCTCCCACAATGTGCAGTTCCAGTTTTGTTTTGCCTACTGCTCTGTATTTTTGAAATAGATGTTTAAAATTTAGCACCAATTGATCCATGTCATCTGTCCATCTGTGAGTGCCTTCATGTGAACCTTCGAAACAGTACCAACAAGAGAAATTACAAGTGTTACCGATCATGAATTCAACACGCAACACTTCTTTAGGTTGTGGATTCCATACTTGAACTACATTCATAGTAAATGCTCCAATTCAGGAAATATAGATTTTGCATCTATGCCTCTTATGGCATCTAATTTTGTAACATATTCTTTGAATCCTGGAAGTAGATTACTGTGATCATTTTGATTCATATGTTTTAACACAGCCTCCCAACGACGCCAACCATAAGGATTGTGTTTCCAATACTCATCATCTTGTCTATAATTTTTCCATAGCCAGTCTTTAAAGTCCATAAATCTTTCTTCAACTTCTTGTTTGTCTTCTTTAGGCAATATCTGTATGCTTAAGAATGTTGGAATATACAATAGGTGCATGTTTACTAATCCACCTCCCATTTGTACTCCACCAGGCACAGTGCCTTCATTTAACTTTTTAAAACCACTTTGCACTTTCCATTTCATAAAGTCGGGCAGGTGTTTGATGTTGAAAATTTGTATTGCTGTGGCTAAACTGGTTTGAATATTGTCTGGTGTATTATCCAGCATGTGTAAAGTTTTTTCCACTGTATTGAAATTTGTAGGAAAACGTATGTACTCATCACGTTTGCCCATGGCATCCATGCTGACAGCAAATTTAACTTTTCTAAACTTGCTCCACAATTGGATTAAATCTTCATCCACCAACAAGCCATTAGAGTTGTAACGCAACAATATTTTATCTTGATAGCCTTGTCTGATAATTTCTTCAATAAACTGTTTGTGTTCTTTAATCATTAAAGGCTCACCGCCTGCAAAATAAACCTGTTTAAGATTAGGAATCTGTGCGTACATCTCTTGCCAGAACGTATCTTTTTCATGCCATTTGTTATTGAATTCTTTTTTATTCCATTGTAATTGATCTTTTACAGTTTTATCTTTTAATTGAGGCATCAACTGTTGCCAGTCCTTAACCCATTTTGAACTGTCATGCGGAGAACACATCACACATTTGATATTACAGGTGTGTCCAAGTCTTAGATCCAGATACATTAATTGTTCAGGCACTGTGCCATCCTCTTTGGTTTGACGCAGTAACTCGGGTATATCAACTCCATCTTTGTACCACGTACCAGTTTCCCATATACGTTTACTCACAACACCTACTTTTTCTTCTTGAAAACATTTGCTACAACTGGCAGGTACTTTGCCATTCATCATGGTTGTACGCACTGATTTCATGTAATCGTTGTTCCATGCTTCCATAGGAGTGTCCTTGCCAAAGTTTGCAGGAGTGCCATCTTCCTTTTTAACCAGTCCCACTTCGTGGTCGGTACCAGCACCGCTGGCGTTTGCTGAGCAACACAATCTCATATCTCCATTGGGTCTGGTA